CAGTATCTGCTGTTCCACTATATGTTGTTTGTGATTCACTGTTACCAGTAGATGCTGTAACAGTTTCTGCCTTAACAAACTTAATTGCAGTATCTCTTATTGTATTAATTAAAGCAGTATCTTGAGCATCAACTCCTGTGATAGCAGTACCACCAGTTAAAGCAGTACCATAATCATAAACTTTACCATTAGAACCATGCTTGACGTTAAAAGCAAGAGCAACCGCAAATTCTTCTAAACGAGCTTTAACTGTTGCTTCAGTACCAGATGGGTTAGAAGAGTTATCAACAACATACTTATACCATGCTTCATGAGCAAGGAAAGTCTTGTTTGATGTAACCAAATCAGAACCATCTGCATGTTTATTATCTACAATATCAACATACTTGTCGCTATTAGTCCATGCTCCACCACTTACATTCTGAACTGTAACACTATTTGTTAAGTTAGAATCAAGAACTTTAGCAGTTTTTGTTCCAGCAGAGTTTGAAATAGTTTCACCCAATCTAATAGAAGTTAAGCTGGATCCAAGAGCAAGATCTTGCTCACTTGAATTACCAGATTTAGCTTTAATAATTGTGTTTCTGATATTATCACCAACAACTGTTACATAATTTGGAACGTGTATTGGAAGTACTTCTTCATAAACACCAGACTTAACATAAATCGTAACTGGATTTGTTAATGATGGAGAAACATTAGCAGAAACATAATCAGTAGCATATCTTATAGAAGCAAATGCTCTTGAAATTTGTCTACCACTATTAGTATCAGATCCTTCTTCTGCAACATAGAAAACATTAGCAGTTGTATTATTTGTTTCCCATCTTGGAAGAAGTGGTGAACCACCAACTGTTAAAACTTGTCCACTTGCTTGTGCTTGTTCAGCAGCAGTACCAGTTGATCCAGCTGGAAGTGCAATTCTGTTAATACCAGAAGCAGATTGATAAAGTAAGTCACCCTGTGTGGTTAAAACTTGAGCAGCAGATCCACCCTGAGCAATATAATTCCAATAATTTCCTGAAGGATCATTTGCTGGAGAATTAGCAGTGCCAGTAGTATTATCTGTTATACAGATATAAGTGTTACTGTTACTGGTAACACAATCACCTTTCTGATATGTTGTTCCAGAAGCCCAGTTACCTTTCCACTCAAAACCTTTTGATAATACATCCCAATAAGTACTATCTGTAGGAGCATTACCTGTAGAATTTAATTTACACTCATAAGTATAACCACCGTAACGAACTAAATCACCTGGAGCATATGCAGTTCCAGATGCATAAGCACCTCTATTTTCAAATCCAGTTGTTAAAACATTCCAGTTAGTAGTATCGGCATTTGGTGTAGTTGTAGTAGAATGATTTGTCTTACCAACATATGTGTAACCACCATAAGTTACAATATCACCAATTTGATATGTTGTATTTGCAACCCAAGTATTTTCATACTTAAGACCTTCTACGTAGGAAGTGAAATTAGAAGCAGTCGCTTGCCATTGACCAGAAGTGTGACCAGTAGTACAAAGATATTGAGTATTACCATACTTAACTACATCACCCAACTTATACCAAGTAGATGTTGCCCAGTCTCCTTTGCTGCTATATCCTTCTGTGTGGAGAGACCATTTACTAAGATCAGTAGAATAGAATAAATTCTCATTCGCTGATGATGTATGGTTTGTAGTACACACATATGAGTAAGCACCGTATTTAACGATGTCGTCAACGACATAAGCAGTGCCAGTAGCCCATGCTCCTTGCCACTTAAACTTCAGTCTGCCGAGTCTAAAATCTGCCATTTTTAAAAATCCTACTTAGGTCCGTTAGTTGTATGATCATACTCTTTATTTAGTCTTGCGACTAAGTAACCACCATCATCAATATAATAAGTCAGATTTCTAAAATCAAATCTGAATTGTTGATATTTATCATCGGGGTCATTTGATGTTGCTTTTGCTCCTGCATTAGCAGTAACATATTCACTTCCCTGAAGAAAATCTGTATACTCTTCACCGTCTGTACGATGAAAATCAAAAGTTGCATCTTCAGTAGATCTTGCTTTTGTATAATGCAACATCCCATCCGCATCTCTACGCAAAGCATGAACAGTAAAATCATTTGATTGTGCAACTGTCTGTCCAACAACAGCAGTACTTGCACTTAGATATAAAGCCATTATGCTAAAATCCTCCAGTAAGTTCCGTCCCAAACAAACTGGGCATATAGTCCAGCAACATCAAGTATAAATGTGGTATCTGTACTTCCAAAAATATCCAGAAATTTCTGCGTACCACTAGCAGTTAAAGTTACATTATTTAGAGCCCATGTAGTTTTCATGTCAACCAACTCAATCATGTCTCCTACATGAGGAACGATACCACTTGCTTCATATGGCATTGTTAAAGATAACGCTCCACCTGATGAATCAATTAAATATCTAAGACCACAATCTAATTGTACATTAGAATTTATGACCTCCCATCTTGCTCGTTGAAGTTCAAATCCTCCAACATCAGTACCATCATGAACTACCGCAGTTTTCTTTTTAGTGTCAACTGTTATTTCAGCATTAGCACCAGTGAACTGAGCATGTTCAGATGTAGTACCCTTTCTAAATTGTACTTGGGTGGTTGCCATCTACTATTTACGTACTTTTCTCACATTATATTTATGGTTTAAATAATCCAGACCTGTGTATGTGGTGGCTGGAAGAGTTGAACTTGTACTAATCCAATACCACTAATTGCAATTCTTCCACTACCTTGATATCCTTTACGTACAAATGCCTCATCAACATTATTGACATTAGAGATTGTACCAGAACCTGCATATGAATGAGATCGTAGATCAATACTGTCTCCAGTAATATCAATTTCAACTCGTTTTTCTTCCGCAAATGTGAGGAGTGGATCTCCAGAAGTTCCTCTGACTGCAAGTACTCCACTCTGACTGAGTTCTCTTGAAGTTCTGCTTTCTGCTCCAACGCCAAGGAAGGAGAAGAGCATTTGCTTCTCTTCTGGATTGAAGGTAAGACTCTCTGCTGCACCTGATAGTTTTCTGAGTGAACCAAATCCAACAAAGTCTCTTGCTCTGGTAATAGTTGCTTCGCCAGAAATTCTTGCTGTACCTGAACCAAAGAATACAGGAGAGAACTTGTATATAGATTCTCCAAGTGTCTTGACTGTACCTTGACCAGATTCACTTCTTGTTCTTGAAGTTGTACCCTGACCCAAGAAGGAGAAGAGCATTTGCTTCTCGTCTGGGTTGAAGGTGAGAGATTCTGCGGAACCACCAAGTTTTCTGAGAGATCCAGATCCAATGTAAGGTCTGGTACGACTAATATCACCATCACCATAAACTCTGAATAGAGTTGGAATGGATGTAACAGCAATTGACTGAGATTCTGCTGCACCATTCCAAGTCCATAGTCCACCTGTACCTTCAATGTCTGGAACATAATGAGTCTTGGCAGATCCAGTAATTCTGATAAGACCAGAACCAATATTATTTGGAACCCATCTAACTCTTGGAGTTCCATCAAGTCTGATAGTACCACCTTTAACGATTCCCTTAATGGTTGTACTTTCTGCTCCTGTTCCTGTAAAGGAGAAGAGCATTTGCTTCTCATCAGGATTGAAGGTAATAGATTCAGCAGCACCAGAGAATTTCTTAAGTGAACCAGAACCAATCCATACAGGAGCAAATCTATATTCAGATTGAATTTCAATTCTAACTCCACCAACAGAATTCCAGTTAGGTGTGAATCTGTAATCTGATGCTTCTGGATATATTGCGATTCTTCCACTACCTTCTGGAGGAATGGATACAATAGATTCAGAACCTGCTCCTGTAAAGGAGAAGAGCATTTGCTTCTCATCAGGATTGAAGGTAATAGATTCAGCAGCACCACTGAATTTCTTAAATGTACCAGAACCAATAAAGTCTCTAGATCTTGCAAAGTCAGTGAATCCACCAACTTTAAATAATCCAGTACTTTCATATGCAGCAGCAGATGTTGCTGTTGATCCACCAAAGGTGAATAATACACCATCACCTTCTGGAGGAATAACGAATGTACGTTCTGATCCTGTTCCTGTAAAGGAGAATAGAAGTTGTCTCTCTTCTGGATTGACTGTAATACTCTCGGCAGCACCAGAGAATTTCTTGAGTGAACCAGATCCAAAGAATGATCTCGTTCTGTCTGTATCTGCAATTCCAGTAACAGGAATTCTTCCACTTCCAAAGTAAGATGCTTCCCATAAAACAACTGCTTCTCCACGAAGACGAATATCCGTTCCTTCCTCTGGAGGATTGAATGTAACTTTCTCGGTTCCTGTTCCTGTAAAGGAGAATAGAAGTTGCTTCTCTTCTGGATTGAAGGTAATAGATTCTGCTGCACCAGAGAATTTCTTGAGTGATCCAGAACCAACAAAAGATCTTGTTCTGTCTGTATCTCCTTCTCCAGAGATATTGATAAGACCAGATCCAGGATATTTGGGTATAAAGAATACTGGGAAAGCATCTCCAGAAATACGAACTTGCGTTCCTTCCTCTGGTGGATTTGCAGTAAATGTTTCTGATCCTGTTCCTGTAAAGGAGAACAGCATCTGCTTTTCCAGTGGATTCCAAGTAGCAGATTCTGCTGCACCACTGAATTTTTTGAGTGAACCAGATCCAACATGTGTTGCTGGAGTGATAGATTCCGAACCACTTCCAATAACTCTGATCGTACCAGATCCAAAATGCTGGAGACTGAATAGTGTAATTGAAGCACCACTAATCCTGAAGAGACCGTCTGCTTTCTCAACATTAGCAATACATTCAGCAGCACCACTAAGTTTCCTGATACTTCCAGATCCAACATGTGTTGCTGGTGTAAAGCTCTCTCCAACCGTGCCACTAAATCTAGTAAGAAGTCTTCCGAAGTAAGGAGGAGTCCAGAATGTATTAGCAGCACCAAAGAGATTAAGACCAGCCTTACCAGAAACAGAGTAACCAGTAGAAACAATATTCTCAACAAAGTGAGTCTTGGCAGTGCCAGTAATTTCAAATGCACCGTATGGACACAACTTAGAACGAGTTCCAAGTATCCAACCATAATCCCTACGTTCTGGTGCATTAGCATCAGAAACAAGACCATAATCTTCAGTAACAGATGGTGTTGTTATCTGATTTGGAATTGTGTATGTATTAGTTGGAGCAATCGCAAGTGTTGTTCCAGGAGCAACCTTAATACACCCACTAGTTGCAGTAGTGTCTGTATTAATAACACCACTAGTTGCTACACAATTTGTTAGATTTGTATTAACAAGGAATCCATAATCAAGATCTACATCATCTACACATGAACCATTGTTATATGCTTCAGTATGTTTCTCATGTCCTTCTTCACAAACAATCCACTTAAGTTGAGCATCACCAAGATTGGTATGTCCGTCATAGAAATCAATATTACCAAGATTGATATAGTTACTTCTAAGAACGTAAGTATCAAGTGTGAAGTTTGCAAGTTCTTCTAACTCATAACAATCTGGTTTTCTTGGTATGAGGTTAATTGAACCAGATCCAACATAATCAAATGTTTGTTTCTCAGCTTCAAGTTTGGCAAAGTTTCTAAGTCTTCCAGAACCAACATAAGATTCTGTATGCTTCTCACTGGTGATACCACCAATAAAGGAGAAGAGCATATCTCTCTCAGTTGGATTGAAGGTGAGAGATTCAGCAGCACCAGTGAATACTGGAATTCTTCCAGATCCAACAAAGTCTCTTGCATGTGTATTATTAGAATCTCCACTGATTCTATAAAGACCTGTTGTGTGTTGAGCACTCCAACGAACAGATTCAGCAGAACCAGATAGTTTTCTAATTCTTCCAGAACCAACATAAGATTCTGTATGCTTCTCTGTTCCAACTCCATTGATAGAGAATAGAATTTGTTTCTCAAGTGGATTCCAAGTAACAGATTCTGCAAGACCAGAGAATTTCTTAAGACTACCAGATCCAACAAAGTCTCTTGCTCTTGTAACGTCAGTATCAGAGAAGAATCTATAAAGACCTTTACCTCCTAAAACAACTGCTGTTGTCTCAGAAGCACCACCCATTGTAAAGAGATTACCATCACCAAATTCAGAAACATCAAGTGGTAATGCAGTCTTACCAATTATCTTAAAGATAGGTGGAGTTCCATCACTAGTAAAGTGGAACTGCTTGGTAACAACAACATCAGTTTCGGATGTAATCCTAAAGAGACCATATGGTGTTCTTAGATCACTTCTCTCTCCTAATATCCAACCATGATCTATCTGTTGTGGAGCATTAGGATTAGCAACATCACCATAATCAATTGTTGTTGATGGTGTTGTTTGTATTGTTGGAATTGTGTAACTATTACCTGGAGAAATAGCAAGTGTAGTTCCAGGAGCAACTTGTGTGCATCCAGTAGTTGCTGTAGTGTTAGTGGATATTGTTCCACTAATAGCAACACAATTTAGATTTGCTTGATTAACAAGAGTTCCATAATCAACTTCGCTATATGGAACAAACGCAGTCTGAGTATAAACTTCTGTATGTTTCTCGTGTGACCACTCTGTAAGTTGACCAAGTTGGACAGCACCTAGTTTTGTAGTTTGATGCCAATTATCATTAGGATCAGTAAGACCTTTCCAATGAGGTGCAAGAGATTCATGAACTTCTAATGTGAAGTTAGCAAGATCTGATAATAGATGTGATGAAGGTTTCCTTGGTCTTAACTTAAGACTACCAGAACCAGTATAATCAAATGTACCTTTTTCTGCTTCAAGCTTAGCAAAATTCCTAAGTCTACCAGAGCCGACCCAAGATTCTGTATGCTTCTCACTTGATAATCCACCTGTGAATGAGAAGAGCATTTGCTTCTCATCGGGGTTCCATGTTGCAGACTCTGCTGCACCATTAAATTTCTTAAGGCTTCCGTCACCAAAAATGACTGCTGTAATACCAATAGTTGCGGTTCCACTAAGCGGAGTAAGTCCACCACCTGCACCAGAGGTGGTGAACGAGGCATCCGCAGAACCGAATATTCGGACCTTACCATCAGCAATAGCACCCCATACAGCTGGAGATACTTGTCTACCAAACTTCTTAATTCTACCAGAACCTATCCATGCATTAGTTGCAGCAGCCTCTGCCTTTCCAATTACCTTCTTAAATCCAAATCTTCTTCTCCAACCATGAAGTATATGACCACGATCTTCTATTGTTACAGCATCAATATCACTTATCAATCCATTATCTATTGTTGCTGTATGATTGGAAGTTATTAATCCATAATCAAGTTCTAAATAATCCTCTACAATATCAGGTCTATAAACATATCCTCTACTTTCAGCTGCACCTACAAACTTAAATATCTCAGTGCGGTTTCCTACATTAGTCTGGAATGATGAAATCCTTCTTGCACCAAGGAAACTGATAGTACTTGGTCCATGCTGTCCAACTGTTTCGGATTTATTTCCACCTTCATATGAAAATATACATATTCCACCTTGACATACAATAGCCGTTATAGGTGAATCATAGTAATCAACACTTGCACCACCACCATATCTCAATAAAGGTGGCCAAGATTCATATACAAAATCTTCAATTTTAATACTGTTGTAATACCTAGGTTTAAATTGCTTTTCGTCAGATTGGCTGTTTAAAACATCACTTCCGTGATCGGAAATGATGCGTGATCCACTTTCTGAGGTATAAGCGTATTGTGCCATATCAACCTAGAATCCAACAAAAAAGGGGATTGCAAACGCAACCCCCACAAAGTAAAGAATATAAACTGGGTATATTCTATGTATAATCAGTCTAGGCTGACATTTAGAGTAACCTTGATTTGGTCACCTGGGTTCTGAATGGCGTATGGACCATTTGTAAACTGTTCTGCGAAGAATATACTTGAGTATAAAGTAGCATCTGCTGGATAAGAACTTGCTTGAATCGCAGGAGTTGTAGTAAATGTACTATTTGATGGAACAGTATGAACTGTATAGTGCTGTGCAGTAATTGTACTTGAAGTACCTTGTGCAATGTAAATAACATCACCAACATTCAAACCATGAGCAACAGCAGTACCACTAGGATCTGATGTTACAACACCATAATCAAAGTCTACTTTATCATTGCTACTTGCTGTACCTACGTTATCTGTAAGTTGCTTATTCAAGAATACTTTTGGTCCTATTTCACCAGTCTGCTTAGAATAATCAATACCAGTAATAACTGTGTCAGCAGGAAAAGCATCTGGACCACCCTGTCCACCACCACCTGTCTTAGTAACTGCCTGTCCAACAGTCAATTCTTTAGCAACATCTGGAGTAAATGTAGCATTGCCAGAAGCATTACCACCTGTAATTGGTTTGTCTAGATAAATGTTCTGTCCATCAATACCAGCAACACGTGTTTCTACTGGAATATTTGTACCAGCAATTCTCTGTCCTACTGCAATCTGTGCGATATTACCACCAGCATCTACTCCAATAACAAATGCATTCTGAGCACCAGAAGCAATGTTTTGAGTAAAGTCAGTTTCTAATAGTTCAATATAGTTATTACCAATAACTCCCTTACATCCTTCTTTAATAATTGAAGTACCAAGAGCAGCAACTGTACCACCATCAACAACACCATGAAGTGATTCAGGCATGTTATTTGCACGTGCTAAGTAGTAACCATAAACATTACCAGCAGCACCAGAGAATGTAAAGATTTGCTCAGGATAAGAAGCAGTTGTTCTACCAACAGCAAAATTACAAGCAGTACCAGCAGTAATCGTTGCAGTTAACTTCTGACTTATCTCAATATTGTTACCGTCAATATCAACAACATAGGTGTTTGCAGGAATACCAGAAGCAGCAGTAACATAGTCTCCTTTCTTAAGATCAGTGTTGTTATTAACTACAATCTGATATGTTCCAGTTGTACCAGCGAATGTCTTTGCAATAGCTTGACCACTATCAGTAGTACCAATAGACCAACGGTTACCATTTAAGAGTATGCCATACTGTTGACGAAAATCTTGATTTTCCTCAGTTCTATTATTGTCACAAGTTGGATAACCTGTAGTAGCTGTTGCACCATATCCACTAGTGTTAGTAGCATTATATGGTTCAAAATATTTTGTCGCTGAAGGGACATCCTGTTCCGTAGGTGCTACTGAAGGTCCTGTATAGAGTTTCAGTACCAAGTTCCTTGGAATTTGATGTGTCGCATTCAATAAGGTGCGGAGTGAATCAATCTCACCCTGGTCGGTAACTAGCAGTGCCATTTAAGTTTACTCCTCGTGTCTTTTCCTATGTTACTGTTATTTATTAAAGTGCTAGCTTCATTGAAACTACGCACCTCTGTATATTTATAGCATATACAATCTCAAATTGTAAAATGTCTCCAGCAGTCAATGCAGTGTTCCACGTGGAGAGTGATGAGTTTTGATTTATTCGTTGTGTAGTACCTGCTCCAATATCACCCAACTGTGGTTTTTCTGTACCACATATAGATGAAAAATTTGGAAAGTTTGCATAATCAACTTTCTTTATATCAAACTGACATTGAGCAGATTGATCTCCAATGATAGTCCAAGACTCAATCTTTCCTGATACATCAAGAGTCATATCTCCTTTAATACCAGAAGACATTGGTGCGGAACCAGCGTCAACAACAAAGTTAATTGTCCTTGTTAAATCCGCAGTTGTAGATAATGCTACAACATATACCTTTTGTCCTGCTGTAGGAGCAGTAGTAAAAATTATATTAGTTCCACTAGTACTATAATCAATACCTGGAACTTGTACAAGACCATCAATAGCAACAATTATTTGTTGATCATTTGCTGGAGTGTATGCATCACCAGCATTATCAATTAATGGAAATCCAGTATTGGTTCCATTAAATACCCAACTAGAAATGTTAAGTATCTCATTACCATACTGAAGATACTTACTGGGGATCTCGTAGTTAACCCCAACATTGTACTTCTTCTGAGGTTCTGAAAGAACCTGATAGTTAGAAGACTTTACTGATACATTATAATTTGGCATCAGGTAACCCCTGGTGTTACTTCAAGAATACCTTCTATGACTCGTGTTTTAATACTCTGTGGTGACGTTAATATAATATCATATACATATCGTCTTGCTTCTAATGCAGCAGTAGCAGCATTTGCCAATCCAATCTTGAGCTGTCCATTGTAACGATCCACAAATGTGACAACAAAACTAGTAGATGTAGTAGAGTAATAACTCTTCTTCATCTTTGCTTCTGCTGTATAACCAGTCAGGTTAAGAGGTGTTGTGTTGTCTTCATTCTGGATGTTAAAGGTAGCGTCCCAATCGGTTCCCTTTTCCAGCAATAAGTTTAGAGGAATCGCTGCCATGAGTATTTAAGCAATTAAGAAATATCCTTCGCTGTGCATATAGACTTCTCCTGGACCACCAGAGATGCCAATACCAACTCTATCATGATAATAACCATTACCATTAGAATCAACACCACAATCCTGAATACCACTAGTCCAAGATCTAGTTATATCACCTTGTTCTCCACCAGACCATCCACCAGATGATCCAGAAATATAATCACTCGCACCACTGTTTCCACTCATGGCTTTGTATCTAGGTTGTGCATCAGCACCACTAAGATCAGCTCCAATTATCCAATAAGGATGATCACCGTTACCTCCAGATAAATCATCACCAAAGTCATTAGCAGTGGATCCACCACCACCCCAGTCTGCGTTTGGAGGTCCACCTGATGTAGAACCAATACTTCTAATTCCTGTACAATACAATCTTACATATCTATATTTGATACCAATATCAAACATAACGTAGTGAGTGTTTACATTATATCCGTTCTCTTCATATCCATGATTTGTCCAACGTCTACTAGAATCCCAACACATTTCTCCTATGTGATTTCCATAGGAATGTTGACTGAATAACCAGTTGCTTTGGAAATACTGTCCATTAACGACACCGCTACCAGTAGAAGTAGTACTATAAGGAACCTTTGCCCACTTCCTACCATCTTGATCAACAATAGTATAACTCATTGTACCTTGACCATTTGTAGTATTTAAGGTATGAGTACCAGCAGACAAACCTTGATAGTTTGCCATTGAAGCAGTATTAGAACCGTCAATTGGATATCTAACAATTACAACACCACCTCCACCATTTCCACCATTACCACTATTTGATCCACCGCCACCGCCACCAAATGAACCAGATGCATTTGTATTGTTGTTTCCAGCATTACCATTACTAGTCTGAGTTTGGCCACCCATATGACCACCACCAGAATTATACACGTGCATATTGCCAACATCACCTGTGAAAGAACCGTTGCCATTATCAGAGTTACCAGAGTTCCATACTTCATTACCAGAACC